ACGGGCAGCGGAGCTTCGGGGCTTGCTTGGGTTGCTGCACCAACGCCCCGCAAACGTCCTTCAAGCTGCCGTCCGCGAACCGCTTAGCTACGACCTTGCCACAGCGAGGGCATGCCAGCAACTCCGGGAACGGTTCAACCGGCTTGGGCTGTCGCAGCTTCCGCCGAGCCGATGCTTTTTTCTTCGAGGCCGTTGCCGGCTTCTTTGCCGCACGCTTCGCCATGAACTTTCTCCTCCCTCCGCTTTTGCTCGTGGTGCTCCAGCAGCAAACGGCCCTCTCGCACCCCGAACGGGTCCAGGCGATACCGGAGTGGAGCCACGCGGTGAACGTATCCTGCCGGGAACTTCAGCAGCAGCGTCCGCACGATGTTGTCGGACGGATACAGCGTTTCCTTGCCCCGCATGCCGAACTTGCGGGGCAGCAACCGCCAGCACCGTTCCGCGAGGTCGCTTTCATGCAAGGCTTCCCCGCTGTTCCGGCAATCCCGGTACAACACCAGCAGCACCGTCCCTTGCTGGGTGCCGGGCTGAAAACGGATGCCTTGCCTGCGGCGGGTGGATGCCTCCGTGCAACGGGTACCTTCCGCGATGCCGGCCTCCGTCAAACGAAAGGAAACATCGCTGACGGGTGACAGGAAACCGCCCTCAGTCAGATCTTGCAAAACCGCACGGATGCTCTGGAATCCAGACTTGCACGGCAGGCGTGACGTTTCCAGAAGCCGGGTCGCGTCGGCAGCCGTGAAAGCGGCTTCCGTGCGGAACGCTCCGGCAGAACGGGTCAATTCGGTCAACAAGATCCCACGCAAGGAATCCGCTTCGTAGACTGGAGCATTCATGCTGCTGGTTCCTCCCGGTTGCCGCTTTGTCTTTCCGCCGCTTGAAATTTCCCTCGGATGCGATCCAGGGAACCTTGCCACACCCTGCCCGATCCTGCCAGACCCCGCCCTACCGAGCCGGCCCTTGTTCACAAGCGTATCTTGCCTCGCTGCAAATCCGCGTAGAACTTCAGCAACAAGGAAACCATCACCCAGCCCAGATCGGTCAAGGGATGCTCCGGGCCGCAATCCCGCAGCAATTCCACCTGATGAGCCTGCAACTCGCCCTCGAACTCGATCAACCGTTCTTCTTGCTCTTCCGTCAACGTCGCAAGCATGGAATGCCTCCGAGAATGAAAAGTGCCGTCGCCGCGGTTGTGGCCCTCCCGGACGGCGGCGAGAGGTTTGGTGTCGCCGTTGTTATGACGCATCGGGGCGGTTACGCTCCCCGAACTTCCGGACACTCGCGGCTTATCCCCCGGCCCTTCGGCTGACGGTGCGGGGACACCGAGGACCCTTCGCTATTTCTTCCGGAACTTGATCGCTTCGCCGGGTTTCACGTCCTCAACCAGCTTATCGGCGTACTCCGTGCCGTCATCTTCCGATCGAGGCACGAACTTGACGGGCACACGGCAGCCCTCGCACGTCTCGAATGGATCGTCAGCGAAACACCGCCAAGATTGCCGGCAGCGGCCGCAAGTGCGGGTGACGATGGTACTTTTTGCCACGGGACAATCCTCCTCATCGCCCGCTTCAATCTTTCTTCTGACGCATCTGCACCGTTTCCCAAGCGAAGATGCGGTACGGGAACGGCCGGTTCATCACCATCAATGCCCGGTTATACTCCTTCGTCTCGCCGGTGATCCTGTTCTTCAGCGTCACGGGAGGATCAATCTTGAGCACGAGCGAATGGAAAAACCCCTTGCGTACTTCCGTGTCCTCGACGTAGCTCTCTGCCTTCCAGGCGGATTTGGAGAACGCTGCGAGATCGATGGGCACGTCCTTCTTGAGGTATTCCGAGTACTCCTGGTAGTCTTGCACGCCGGAGTTGACCGGCGACGACTTCGCTCCGGATTTGCCCGGCACGGGCATGCCGGCAGCCGTTGGCATGCCTCCCGTGGAAACGGGACCGCTGGCATCGGGAACGCGGTGGCCGCATCCGAAAGCGGCCAGCAAGGACAGCAACATGATCTTTCGCACAGTCATTCTCCTTTTTTGGGTTTCTGTTTCCGGGAACGCCCGGCCCCGACGCCGTGATGCCGTTGAGCAAACCGCTCGCAGGCTTCCCGGAGGGTAGAGAACTTTTCTTCCATCATGATCCGGGCCGTCCAATCCGGCACGCACATCAGGCTGGCAAAAATGGCTTCCGCCTCGCTGATCTTCTTCAGCGTCGCTTGCAGCCTCTTCTCGGCAGTCAGCGTCGGCATCGTTCGTCCCTCCCCTTGCTGCTATTATCGGAATCCGGAAAAGAAACTTCCTTCAATAAGTTTCTTCTCACAACGGAGGCTCGATGCCGAACCGCTTGAACTCGTCCGCGATGACTTCCTTCACCTTGTTCGTTTCACCTGCCACCAACAGCACCGAATCATGGATGGTCAACAAGAACATTTCCGGGCATTCTCGCAGCAACCGACCGCAAATGTTGTGGATGAAGATAGTCGCTTCTAGGTTCTGCATGATCTTCGCGGCCCGCGAATGGTCCGGAGTCTTCAACCTTTCCAGCATGCCCGCCACGTTGGGAAACTTGGCGGAGAACGCATTCTTCACCGCCGATTTGATCCGGTTCTTACCGAACATGACCTCAGTGAAAAACTTCGCCTTGAACTTGCTCCGCTCCACGTTGGCATGGTTGAAGCTCTCGTAAAGCTGCCCAGACTGGCACAAGTCAAGTAATTCCTCCACGTCGGGAAGGGAACGCTTTTCCATGCTCGGCAAGGAACGATAGGCGTAGGTATCCTGCCGCTTATCAAACATCATCCGCAGATATTTCTGCGGCATGTTCTTCCCGGCAAAATAACGCCGAGAAACAATGCCCATCATCAAAGGCTGCGAGTTCTTGAGGTCGATACTCACCAACGGTTTGCCGTTGCAGGACAAGCAACAACGCAACGCAGCAGGAAGCGAAGTGATGTTGGTGTGGACTCGCCCATACAGATCGACGATGAGGTAGAACTCCCGATCTTCCAGCCGCTGAATGCACGCCCCGACGTCCTCACGGTACTGCTTGACGCTGGTTTTTCCCGTCGTCGGGAAAGAGTGTACCAATGATCTTCCTCGCTCGCTTGGCATCGAATTCGACCGCTTCCAGGCGATCCCACAACCAATGATGAACCGGCAACCACGTTTGTTCCTGCTCCTTTCGATGCTGGTTGATCTTGTGGGACAGTTTCGCATCTCGGCAAACAATCCGACGCATCCTCCGGTAGTTCGGAGCAAGGCCGTAGCCCATGCACTTGCTGCCAACGGAGTAGGTCGGTTCCCACTCGATCACCTGCGGCGAATGATCGAGAGTACCCGTTAAGTACTTGCGAACGGTATCGAACATCCGCCACGGGATGAACTTTTGCAGTATTTCCCGCTTGAGCGGAACATAGCCCATGTCGAGGTTCCGGTAGCACTGCCATTGCCAATGGATCAAATTCAGCAAGTAGTGAGCGGAAGAATGATGGTCTTCTGGCAAACCCGACAGATCTAGCCCACAAGGAACGTAGAAGTGAATGACTTTTTCAACATAAGGACGTTTCGTATAATCGTGATATGGGAGCATGTTACAGATGTTCCTGGTCAGCTTGGACCGGAAGACGCTCGCAACGTCTCCGGTCCTTTCATTTTACGAACCGTCTACAATTTTCGGGAAGTAATTCCCTCCTTTTCCTCCCCTCATTCCCCTCTAGGATTTGAATGAAACTCTACAAAACAAGGGAAATTATGATCCTGGGGAATCATGATAGATGAGGATGGGGGGGAGTGGGTGGAGGGGTGTTGAACCATCCCGACCAACAATCCCCACCAGGGGATACAAGAGAAGGGGATTGCATTTACTCCCACTTATCCATCCCGGAGGGAAGGGGATGCAACGCACACAGGACAGGACAGGGCAAGCAACCGGGATCAACCCAGCACCAGGTTCCGTGCCGCCTTCACTGTTTGAAAAACATGCTCGCTCGGGGCGAGGGTCCCCTTCGACGCCTTCCAATTCTCGTCACCGAGCCGGTGGATGCTCGCTTCTCGGGGCAGCCGCAGGAGGTCGCACAAGGCCATCGCCACCGACAACGCCCGTCGATCTTGCCCGCCGTTGTCGCAAACCACAATCACCTTCGCCGGCACGTCTCGTTTCCGCAGGACCAATGACCAAGCCTTCTTCGCTTCTTGCGGCGTGAGCAGCAATTCCCCGCAGGGCTTCCCGAACGGTGCAATCGGTTCATCCCACCGCTCCTGATGCTCGCTCGGCTGCACGTCCGCGAACTCCAGCACAGCCCCTCCCAGGCACTTCAACAGGGCATGGGCAGGGAGGGACCGTTCCCCCGGAATCCCCTTTCCCGCCTCTAAGATCGCTTGAGGCTCGATTTTCCCGTTCAGATGGGAACTTTCCCCGTTTAGCCCTTCCGGATGCGTCTGAAGCGATCCTATGCGATTTGAAACGTCAATAGTTTCCCCGACAAGAAGAGGATCAAGGCAGGCAATGAGCAAGGCGGGATCTTCCACGACGGCGAGCGGAAGCTGCTCCAGGGAACAGACGACGAGGCGGAGCAATCCCTTGCGAGACGCCTGAATGTTGTAGGTCCGCATGCCGATGCTTTGCTGGTGATTTGCCAACTTGGAAAAAGCCTGCGAAGAAGCGTCCACTTGATCGACGTACTTGCCGAGCCGCTTGCCGGGAGCAGGCCGAAACAATAGATGCTCGGCGATGAATCCGGCGATGTCCCAATCTGCTTTGCCCTGCCCGGTCGATTCCCCGTTGTCCACAAGATAAACGTTACCTGCGGCTAGTTGAGTGGACCATCCTTCCGCCCGAACGTCCTTCGATCCGGTCGGATGTTCAAAGACCACGCGGAACCCTGCCAACAGGCGAGCTAGTGTCTTGCGAGCGTCCGCCGCCGTGGAACCTCCCTCTTCCTCGATCACGATGAGGGGTTCGTTGCTCGGTCCGTAGCGGGAACGGTCCCGCAAGGCCGCGTTGAGGATGCGATCGTTCCGCTCCGTCGGTTCCCATTGCCCGTGCTCGACGTGCTCGACGAAGTAGTTCTCGGTGTCTGCGGCAAGCAGCACTCCGGCCGTGTAGCACCCGCCGTCCAGAGTTGCGGCACGATCCCAGCTGCGCACACGGCGAGCATGATAGGGAGCTGCCCTTGCTCGCAGGTTAAAATATCCCGCCTTGAACATCCCGCCCACGCGAGGAGCGGGACGCTGCTGGAGTTGTCCTGCCGTCCCGTAAGGACCCAATTGCTTTTCGATCTTGGCAACCTTCTCCTCATCGAACTGGATCGGCGTGAGTAGTTCTCCTTCTTCCTTGCGGGGATCGGTCCAACCCAAACACGTCGGAACCATGCGGTTCGGCTCATAACGCATCGGCAGGCAGATGTGTTCCCAACCTCCTTGATCCAATACCACTCCGCTCAGATCCTCTTTGTGCAGCCGTTGCATGATGATGACGCGGCGTGCTCCGCGAGCCACGCCGCGTGTACTCATCGTCAGATTCCACCAATCGAGGACGCCTTGACGCTCCGTGTCCGACTCCGATTGCAACACGGAGTGCGGGTCATCTACCACGACTCGATCTGGATGTTCACCCGTGCCGTGGCCGCCGACCGAAGTAGCCAAACGATATCCGCCAACGTCCGTTTCGTAGTAAGTCTTCTGGTTCTGATCACCTTTGAGCGTGAATCGTTCCGTCTCGTTACTTTGTGAATCTTTGCTCAGCACGAACAGCCGGCGATACCAGGAACTTGACAGCAACGCTCGGCACTTGACCGAATCGCGGGTACTCAACCGCTGGTCGTAAGAAGCAAAGAACCAGCGGACGGTAGCGTCTCTGGTCCATTCCCACATGGGCCAAAACACACTAGTCAAGAGTGACTTGGAACAGCCCGGCGGGATGTTGACGAGCAAATTCTTGATCTGTCCCAACGTGACGGCTTGGAGATGTTCGCAAATCGCTCCGACATGCCAGTTATCTACGAAGGGAGCAGACTCAACAACGGACCACGCTTCCTTGACGAAACGATGCAAGGATTTCCGGCAAAGGGCCGCGATGATCTGGTTCGGGTCGATGCCCACGGCGAAGTTGGGCGGCAGTGCGGCGGTCATTCGGCCGTTTCCTTTTCCGGTTCGGGCAAGAGCACGACCTGCTTGGGAGGAGTTCCGGCAGGCAACGCCGGCTGCTTCGCTTGCACGACGGTCAGCAGTTGTTCCAGCACGGGCACGGGCAGCTTGTCCAGGTCGGCGGCGGAGAGAGCGACCAGGGAATGTTTGTGCTCGATCTGCCCTTCCATCTTCACCCGGATGCGGTCGTCCATCATGCCCAGCGATTTGGCGAGGTCCCGCAACGCTTCGTTGCTGCCCCGCACATCGAATTTCCATTCCCCGGTAGGGTTGCCGAAGGCATCCAGCACTGGTACTTGCTGCTTGCACCGCTGCGAATTGTCCCACCATTCCGCCCGGATGCGGTCAGGAGTAACTTTCAACTTGGCAGCATTTTCTTCGTCCCTACGAGCAATAGCAGCAGCCACTTTATCATTTCTTAATAGGCGAGAAGCCATCACTCCTGCCGTATTGTAGTTCTTCGCTTTGTAGCCTGCTCGTGCGTAGGCAGCGATGGCGTTCCGGTCGAGCATGTACTCTTCCACGAAACGGCGTTGCTTGGGAGGCAGGTGAGCTTCGTCGTCTCGGCTGACCGGTTTCTGCGAGTCACGGGCAAGCTTCGCCGCTTCGTACGTGCCGGGTTCAGGCAGGGCGGTTTTCTTTCTCCCCTTCTTCTTTGCTCGTGCCGGTTTCGCTTTGTTCGCCGGCGGTCGCTTTGTCGGCTTCTTCTTCGCGGCCATGTGCTGCTTGCTCCGTTTGGCGGGCGGGGTTGTTTCCTTGTTTTCTATCCGATCCTTTGTTCGCGGGAAACGAACACTTTCGGAATCCGATAATATCAGGATAGGAAAATGTCGTTCTTTTTCGGAGAACTTGCGATGGTCGTTGCCGCTGCTTATCCCATGTTTGCTCCCCTGTACGCGGACCGCTTCCGGGCGAAGGTCCGTTTTGGGAAACCGGAGGAGTGCTGGCCCTGGCTCGGGGCCGGTTCCGTCGCGAAGGGCGGTCGCTTCTTCACGCGGGAAGGGCCGATCTCCGCTCACCGCTGGCTCGTTTCTTTCCTGCTGGGGAGGAGATTGGCGAAGGGGGAGCGGATCGAGCACCGTTGCCCGGAGGGGCGGAAAGACGCCCGTTGCTGCAACCCGGCTCATTTGCTGGCCGGGCTGCTGTCCCTTCCCCCCGGCTTGGAGCAAATCGAATTTCCGGGGAACAAGCTGGATGGGACGAAAGCCGCGTCGATCTTGAAGGAGGGGAAGGCGTTCAAGCAAAAAGTGCTGGCCGAGCGGCACGGGGTTTCGCAAACGCTCGTTTCGCTCTTGCTTGCGGGCAAGTACGGTTCTCTCCTGTTCTGGTGCAGGTTGCCGTCGCTGCCGGAAGGGTTCTTCGCGGGGGACGGGACTGAGCGGATGTAATTTGAAGCCTTGCTTGAACTGAATAGGAATGTATATTATAACTGTTATAATATACATTCCTATTCAAGGATAATACCGATGAAATTCCGCATCAAGTATCCACGGCTTCTGAACACTAACGCTTTGGATCATCGTTACTATCACCGCTTCTGGACCCATGTAATGCCAGC